CTGGTGCTGAGCAAGCCCAACTCATTGTTTGGCGGCATCGCCACATCATTGATACTGAAATCCTACAGCAAGACGTTGAGGTGCCTCAGCGCTGGCTGGAAGCCATTGTCAACGGGTTAGCTGCCAAAATGGCCGCAGAAACGGCTCAAGTGGACATCAATTTGATTCCAATCCTTGAGCAGAAATACACGGCATCCCGTCAAACAGCTTGGGATGGCGACAATGATGGCTCGCCAATTTTCATCCAGCCAGCTATTGGTGCGTACACCAAATGATGTACCTTGACGTTACTGGCCAGTCTACATACGGCATCGCCATATGCGGTCGGTGCTCACGCAAGTTTTTGCTTGCTGAACTTGCACCAGATCCAAACTCGCCGGGTCTCATGGTCTGCAAAGAAGACCTAGATGACTATGATCCGTACCGACTTGCACCTCGCGCACCTGACCAGATCGTGCTGCCTTTCACCCGCCCTGACACTCCTATCAATACCCACCCTGCAGGATTGATACAAGAAGCAGGTGACTTGTTCATCATTACCGAAGATGGTAATGAGTACTTGGAGATTTGAATGTCGTCAGTGCCTAGTAACCTCATCCCGACGCGCATAACGCAGCTGCCAACGGCACCTGTGGCTGACGAAAACAGCCTGATGATGATTGTCTATCAGGGCAATAACTACCAGATCCGTGTTGGTGACTTGCTCAGTGTGACCGGAGTGCCGATAACTAGGCAAGTGATTGCCGGTACAGGTCTGACAGGCGGTGGTGCGCTCTCTAGCAACGTGACGCTTAGCGTTGCTGTTGGTGGAATCGGCGGTACTCAGCTTAACTCAACTGGCGTGACTCCCGGCGTTTACGGTAACGCCACAAACATTCCAGTTTTCACCGTTGACACAAATGGCCGCGTGTCTGCAGCAACCACCATTCCGGCTGCCGTCCCATCAGTCACAGGAACCCCAGACCAAATTGCCATTTCAGCAGGGCCAACGGTAGCCATAGCTAGCAACCCAGTTTTGCCGGGTAGTGGCGGTGTTGTTTTACCAGTAGGAACTACGGGCCAACGCGGAACGTCTACGGTTGGGAACATCCGCTACAACTCAACAACAGGCTTGTTTGAGGGCTACAACGGCGCTTGGACTGCATTTGCAGCAGGATCTGGCGTCACTTCTATTTCAACTGGAACGGGTCTTACAGGCGGTCCAATCACTTCCACCGGCACAATCTCTCTTGCTGATACGGCAGTGACGCCGGGTGCTTACACAAACGCAAACCTGACGGTTGACCAGCAGGGTCGAATCACTTTGGCCTCAAGTGGCGCAGCAGGTGGTGTAACGACATTCAGCGCCGGCACCACTGGGTTTACGCCAAGCACGGCAACATCGGGTGCAATCACTTTAGCCGGCACTTTGGCCGTGGCCAATGGTGGTACGGGGGTGGTAACAAGTACGGGTACAGGCAGCGTAGTGCTGTCTACCAGCCCAACTTTGGTGACACCATTGCTGGGTACGCCAACAAGCGGCGTTGCTACCAACCTAACTGGATTGCCGCTGACTACGGGCGTGACAGGAAACTTACCCGTAACCAATCTAAACAGCGGAACCGGTGCAACTTCCTCCACGTTTTGGCGTGGTGACGGTACTTGGGCAGCGGCGGGTACAGGCTCGGTCACCAGTGTTGCCCAGTCATTTACGGGCGGCATCATTTCGGTGGCTGGCTCACCGATTACCACGAGTGGCACCTTGGCCCTGACGGTTGCCGGAACAAGCGGCGGTGTACCTTACTTCACAAGCGCAAGCACTTGGGATACGTCAGCATTGTTAGCGTCCAACGCTTTGATGGTCGGTGGAGGCGCTGGAGTTGCGCCAAGCACCGTGACTACCGGCACAGGCGTTGTAACGGCTCTGGGGGTCAATACGGGCACCGCAGGGGCATTTGTGGTCAATGGTGGTGCTCTTGGAACCCCAAGCAGCGGCACGTTGACTAGCGCAACAGGGCTGCCGCTCACCACCGGGGTCACGGGCATTCTTCCAATAGCCAACGGTGGAACTGGCACAATCTACGGCGTTGCTGGCGGCACATTTTAAGAGGCACTCATGGCACAAACAAACTACACACCCATATCGCTGTACTACAGCACAACTGCTGCTGCGGCTCCAACTTCCGGAAATCTTGTTGCTGGCGAGCTGGCGCTTAACACAACAGACGAAAAGTTGTATTTTAAAAATACCGCCGGTACAGTCAAACAAATTGCAGGTCCCGGAGTGGGCGGCATCACATACACCACCACCAAAACATCCAACTACACAGCCTCTGCCAATGACGGTGTACTGACCAACACGACTGCTGGGGCGTTCACCGTCACCCTGCCAGCGTCACCATCCAACGGCGCTCAAGTCATTGTTGCTGATGCGGCTGGTACTTGGGGAACCAACAACCTCACCGTAGGGCGCAACGGCAACAACATTGCTGATGTAGCGCAGGATTTGGTTTGCGATATCAGCGGAGCGTCTGTTCAGTTTGTCTACAACAGTTCCGGTACAGCAAGCTGGGAGGTGTTTGCACAGATTGGCGGCAACGGCGGTACGGCTGTCACGCTGACCGGCACACAGACCCTGACCAACAAGACGCTGACAGCGCCAACAATAGCATCAGCTAACCTAACAACCGCCTTGACCCTTGCTGGTGCAGCAGGGACTAACGGACAGGTACTGACAAGTGCTGGGTCTGGTTTGCCGAGTTGGGCAACTCCAAGTGCAGGGGCTTTGACTTTGCTCTCCACCGTCACCGCTTCAAATTCGGCCACTGTTGATGTGGAGACAACATTTGACAGCACCTACGATGCTTATATGCTGGTGGTTTCTGGTGCAACACCAGCTACAGATAGTAGGAGTTTGTATGCAAGAATGAAAATTGGCGGGTCATATATAACAACAAGCACATACATATCAACTGGGGGGTATAACTCAACGGCTGGAAACCAAGAAGCTACCCTTGCTACAGAGATCACACTAGTGAATGGTGTTTGGGGGAATGATGCGCCTAGTAGTTGTGATGTTGTGATTTGGATATTTAACCCGTCAAGCACTGCCTTTAAGAAACAAATACGTTATGAGGCAACGTCTTTAAGAATTGATACTGGAGCTACACAAGTGCAGACACGATCTGGTGTGGGTATAAATGACAACACTGGGGCACTTACTGGAATCAGGTTTTTTGCCTCAAGTGGTAATATTAGCGCAGGTAAATTCCGTCTCTACGGCATTGCCAATTCATAGGAATCAACATGAGATACCACGCAACATCAGAAGGCAATGCCCCGTTTACGGCAGAGGAAGAAGCGCAACGTGATGCGGAAGAAGGGCAGGAGTTAGTCAAACAAGCGGCACTTGCTAAAACACAGTACCAACGCCAACGATCTGCTGAGTACCCACCAATGGCAGACTACCTAGACGCAATCGTTAAGGGCGACCAAGCACAGGTGCAGGCATACGTTGATGCGTGTCTTGCGGTCAAAGCAAAATACCCTAAATCGGAGTAAGCCATGACAACCCTATCTGACATTATCACGCCAACAAACCTTGTCACGCTGACGGGAACATCTACGCTTACCAACAAGACCATTGCTTTTGGTAGCAACACCCTGTCTGATGTGGCAAGTCTATCTACAGCCCAGACCTTCACTGGCACAAAGACCTTCAGCGGTACATCATCAGCACTAGCGATGATTTTGAACGACACGGCAGAGGTGGCAACAGTCTCAGCAACAGCGGCCACAGGCACGATTAACTACGATGTCACCACCCAGTCTGTCCAGTACTACACCAGCAACGCAAGTGCCAACTGGACTGTCAACTTCAGGGCGTCATCAGGTACATCGTTGAACACTGCCATGACTACGGGGCAGTCTGTGACTGTGGCTTTCCTTGTCACGCAAGGCTCGACTGCTTACTACAACAATGTGGTGCAGGTAGATGGCACAACAGTGACTCCCAAGTATCAAGGCGGTACAGCACCAGCGGCGGGTAACGCAAGTTCGGTTGACGTCTATATGTACACCATCGTGAAGACAGGCAGTGCGGCATTCACTGTCTTTGCCTCGCAGACCAAGTTTGCATAAGGACTGATATGCCATTAGTACAAACTAGGGGTGCGGCATCTGCCCAAGGCTTTGGTGAGTTTGCACAGGTAACTGCTGTTAACTACATCGAGGACGTGTTCAGCACATACCTTTACACAGGTACTGCCTCTACACTAGCAATTACCAATGGAATTGACTTGTCTGCCAATGGTGGGTTGGTTTGGGTTAAACGCAGAAACTCAACCACAAATCATGTTCTTGTAGATAATAGTAGGCCATTAAATAAATACTTAGCATCAAATTTAAACAATGGCAACATTGGCCCCGGATGGCCTGCATTTGTATTTAACAATAACGGCTTTAATTTACCCTCTGGTAATTATGGCGAAGTAAATACAACAGCGGGTGACTACGTCTCATGGACATTCCGAGAGCAACCAAAGTTCTTTGATGTTGTGACTTATACAGGGAATGGTGCAGATGGAAGAAATATTGCCCATTCACTAGGTGCAATGCCTGCTTGTATTATTGTTAAGCGCACAGACAGCACAAGTAACTGGAGTGTTTATCACCACGGAAATATTAACGGCTCTGGTTCTGGGCAAAACACATACTCTTTAAACACTACAGGTGCGGCTAATAATTTGTTTACTGTTGATAGAACTAGTAGCACAAATTTTAATGTTTCCGATGCGGGTGCAGGCGCAGATTCTTGTAATGCCAATGGTGCTACATATGTGGCGTATTTGTTTGCAAGCAACGCAGGAGGCTTTGGCCTGACGGGTACGGACAATGTGATTTCGTGTGGGTCGTTTACGACTAACGCTAGTGGGGAAGCAACCGTAAACCTTGGGTATGAACCTCAGTGGGTTATGTATAAGCCAAGTAGTTTAGCTAATAGCTGGAATATTATAGATACAATGCGTGGATATACTGTTGGGGGCACATACGACCCTTTTTTACGGGCTAATGCTGCTGATGCTGAGTATACTGGTGTTGACCTTGGATATCCAACCGCTACTGGTTTTTATGCAACCGTAGATGGTAGTGCAACTTGCATCTACATAGCCATACGCCGTGGCCCGATGAAAGTGCCTACGCTGGGGACGAGTGTGTTTACACCGATTGCTAGGACAGGGACTGGTGCTGTAGCGCAAATTACAGGAGTTGGGTTTCCTCCAGATTTGGCAATTAATGCGGATAGAACTCGTTCAGCATCTGCAAATACCCAAGTAACCGATAGGTTACGGGGAACTAATGTGTCTGTTTTTACGAATAGAACCGATGGGGATTTAACTTATACAAACGCTATAACCGCATTTGGCTCAGATGGAGAAACGCTTGGAACAGATGCAACACAGGGCGCAGTTAATGTTTCTGGTAATACGTACATCAACTGGCTCTTCCGCCGCGCCCCCGGCTTCTTTGATGTAATTTGTTATACGGGGACGGGGAGTGCATTAAACCCAACTCATAACCTCGGTGTCACACCAGAACTAAAAATCATAAAGAGTAGGTCGGGTGCTGTTACTTGGATTGTAGGCGGCAGTGTTATTGGGGGTGGGGTGAACTTCTATATGTTTCTTGAAACAAATGCTATTGTTGAATCAACTAATTACTGGAGTTCTGGCTCTGATTCCGCAACAACATTTTCAACACGCGCAGGTAACTCCACTTCAAACAGTAGTGGTCAAACCTACGTTGCTTACCTTTTTGCAACCTGCGCAGGTGTTTCCAAAGTAGGAAGCTACACAGGCAACGGCTCTAGCCAAACAATCAACTGTGGGTTTACTGGTGGGGCTAGGTTTGTCATGGTTAAGGCAACAAGCACCACAGGGAATTGGATAGTCGCAGATTCGGCACGAGGCATAGTGGCTGGAAATGACCCTGCTTTATACTTAAACAGCACAGCGGCTGAAGTAACTGGATTGGATTGGATTGACGCAGATAACTCAGGTTTTGTTGTGAATGAAACAGCGACTATTGCGGCTAATACCAATGGAGTTTCTTACATCTTCTTGGCTATCGCATAAGGAAAAATCATGCAAATCAGAATCAGAACAACAGGCGCAGTCATGTACGAGGGTGAATTTCGTGCATACACAAAAGCCAATGGTGGCCCATCATGGGAGACAACAACAACTGAAGTCTTAGAGGCTTTGGGTGCTGATGTAGTCTTTGAAGGCGCACAAGCTACTGGTGGAACTGTTTACCAATATTCTCAAGCCAATGGCGTTAAGCAAGTTGATGGTAAGTGGTACACCAAATATATCCTTGGCCCTGTCTTCATTGACACAGAAGACACAACTGCTGCCGAGCAAGAGGCTGCTTACAAGGCCAGCAAGGACGCAGAGCAAGCCAAGGCGATACGCACCAGCCGGGATGACAAGCTGACTGAGACTGATTGGCGGTTTCGCAGTGATATGACACCTTCACAGGCATGGAAAGATTACTGCCAAGCCTTGCGTGACGTGCCAGCACAGGCTGGATTCCCTTGGACTATCACTTGGCCTGACGCACCATGAGCGAGCTAGACATCCGATTGACGAGCCACGAGGCCGTTTGTGCAGAACGGTATGCACAGATCAATGCCAGGCTCAAGCGGCTGGAGGGTGTGATTATGAAGACCACTGGCGTCTTGATCGTCTCCATGTCCGCCATCGTTTACGCATCTCTGACGCTGGGCAGATGAAGTGGACTTCTTCGACGTCCTCGCAAAAGCATGGCCCATCCTGCTGGCGCTGATCACGCTGATTATCGTCTTGGCAAAGTTGGATTTGCGCGTGGCGGTACTGGAAGAGAAGATCAAGGCTTTATTTGAAATGTGGAATAGGCGGGACAAATGATTGACCTTACCAAAGCCATTGGAGCAGTCGCAGCCAGCATTGCAGCCATTGGCGGCGGGTACACGTTGGCAGACAAGTTTGGTTGGTTTGACAGGGCTATCCTTGAGTGGTCACCAGAGCATTTTAAAATTGTGGCAGCGGCAGGACAGCCTATCAACGTCACGGTGGCCCGGATCAAAAAGCGGGATGACTGCTCCGTGGAGAGTTTTACCCCCAGCATCCGTGACGCCGCAGGTATGGTGCATGAGGCAACGACTACGGCGAGCAAGTTCAGCGGCCCAGCAGGGCCAACAATTGACACGTTCACGTACCAACTCACGATGGTGAGAAAAGAGAAGATTGCGCCGGGTTCAGCTACATTGCTGGCAACGATCAAGTACAAATGCCCGGAGGGTGAGCGTGTGGTTCAGTACCCCCGCCATGCAAACCTGAGTTTTGACCTAAAGGACAAATGATGCTAACCCTACTCTCATCGCTATTTGGTTTCCTTGCTGGCGGCTTGCCCAAGGTGCTTGGTTTTTTCCAAGACCGCGCAGACAAGACCCACGAACTCACGATGGCAAGGCTCCAGACAGAGCGCGAACTGGAACTCCGCAAAGCTGGCTTTGAAGTCATGCAGCGGGTGGAGGAGATCAAGTTTGAGGGGCAGATGGTTGAAGCTGCATCAGCCGAGCGCAGCGCCCTGTACGCGCACGACATAGCCATTGGTCAAGGTGCAAGCCAGTGGGTGATCAATCTGCGGGCGGGCGTAAGGCCCAACATCACTTACGGTATGTTCCTCCTGCTGGTGTTTGTTGAGGTGGCTGGATTTGCTTATGCATGGCATCACGCCGTAGATTTTCAGATCATGCTGAATAACCTTTGGGACGATGAAACGCAAACTATCTGGACGTTGATCATCAGTTTCTGGTTTGGAAGCCAAGCGTTCAGCAAGAAATGAAAGTTTCTGCGCGATGCAAAGAGATGATCAAGCACCACGAGGGTGTGCGATTTAAACCGTACCGCTGCCCAGCGCGGCTCTGGACTGTAGGAGTAGGCCATGTTTTATACCCCGATCAAGGTCGTTTACCTCTGGACCAAAGAGACGCTTACCCGCTTAAAGCGGAAGATAACCGCGTATTTTCAGGAGCCGAAGTAGATGGAATCCTTGGTGCTGATCTCCAGCGATTTGAGGTTGGGGTCGCCAAACTTTTTCCTGTGGTTCTTACCCAAGGCCAAAACGACGCTCTTGTCAGCTTTGCTTTTAACCTTGGTTTGGGAGGAGTTCAGCGAAGCACCCTCCGTCAGAAGGTTCTTCGGGGAGAGGTTGAAGCGGCGGCAGACGAGTTCTTGAAGTTTACACGGGGCGGGGGTAAAATCCTACCGGGGCTAGTCAAGCGCAGAAACGACGAACGAGCATTATTTTTATCTTAATGGAGAAACAAATGAAACCCGGACTCTACGCAAATATCCACGCCAAGCAAGAACGCATCAAAGCTGGAAGTAAAGAGAAAATGAATAAGGTAGGCAGCAAGGCAGCGCCTACTGCTAAAGACTTTAAAGACTCGGCAAAGACTGCCAAAAAGAAATGAAAGAGTCTGGCAAAAATCCAAAGGGCGGCTTAAATGCTGCAGGTCGGGCAGCTTACCATTCAGAGACCGGTGGCACCTTAAGGCCACCAGTAAAGTCGGGCGATAACCCTCGTCGTGCATCCTTTTTGGCACGGATGGGCAACATGCCTGGGCCAGAACGCAAAGATGGAGAGCCAACTCGATTGCTGCTAAGTCTCAAGGCATGGGGTGCTAGCAGCAAGGAAGACGCACGGTCCAAAGCCAAAGCAATCTCTGCTCGCAATAAAAAATGACGCTTGTTTCCAAAATTGGGTTTATAATTCCTACCTGAGCATATGCTGCACCAGCTGCTATCATCAACGAGGCGCTTATGGCATATGTGATGACCTACGATAGCTTGCTGGTAGACCTACGCCGATATTTGGAGCGCGGGTTTACAGAAGCTAGCGACCAAATTGTTTACCAGCAGCTGCCTAGGCTTGTAACCATGGGCGAGCGCAGGATTTCCCGCGAACTAAAGATCCAAGGGTTTATTCGTGCTGTAACCACTCCATTGTCCGTTGGAGTAGCGGTATACCTCAAGCCTGACCGCTGGCGCGATACGGTGTCAATGACCGTAGACGGCGTGCCAATCTTTGCAAGATCTTACGAATACCTGCGCTTGTATTGGCCAGTTGAGACCGCCACAGGCACCCCTGCCTACTATGCTGACTACGATTATCAACACTGGCTGATCACGCCAACACCGGCTACGGCCAAAACGCTAGAGATCTTGTACTACGAGCAGCCTCGTTTTCTTGGCGACGATTTCCAGACCAATTGGGTCACTGAGTACATCCCAGATTTGTTGTTGTACGCATCCTTGCTTGAGGCTACACCTTTCCTTAAAAATGATGAGCGGATCCAGACTTGGCAAGCTATGTACGACCGAGCAGCGCAAGCGGTCAATGGCGAAGATTTGAAGCGCATTCTTGACCGCTCAGCCAACCGGAGTGAAGCATAATGCCTATATATAACGACGTGTTTGGTGGCGCAAACATCTACCCAAGCGAGATCAGTTATAGCTCAGTTGCGCTAAGTGCAGACATCACACTCAGCTGGCCAACTGAGGCGTCTACGAGTGTAAACCTTGCCACTCGCATTATGGACGTGACCGCCACAGCCGGCAGTTACGCAATCACGCTTCCTGACGCCAAAAAGACAGGCACTGGCCAAACTATCCTATTCAACAACCAGGGTTCTTTCACTTTTATCGTCAAAGATGCGACAGGTGTACAGGTAGCATCAATTGCTTCTGCAACGATCTGGCAAATTTATTTAACGAACAACACGACGGTTGCAGGTAGCTGGGAGACTTTGCAGTTTGGGTCTACCACCTCTACCGCAAATGCATCAGCACTCGCTGGCACCGGTATCGTGGCCGTTGGGACTGTGTTGTCGCAGTCGGTGCCAATCACCAACTTCAACTCAAACTATACGGCTGGCGTCACTGACCGCGCCAAAATGTTTGTTTGGACAGGCTCAGGCAGTGGGACATTGACGTTGCCCTCTGCACCCACGATGGGTGATAACTGGTTCCTGTGCTTCCGCAATGGCGGCGGCGGATCTGTCACAGTAGATCCATCAGGAACCCCGCTCATCAATGGTGCGGCAACCTTAAATTTTAACCCCGGTGACTCCGCAATCATTGCAACCGACGGCACGGACTATTTTACGATTGGCTTTGGCCAGTCTTCAACCTTTGCGTTTGACTACACGTCAATTGCTGTCGCCGGCACTGGCAACTACACCCTGGCTGGGACTGAACTAAATAGGATCGCTTACAACTTCACAGGGGTTTTGACCGGGAACCGAACCATCATCGTCCCTGCTACCGTCCAGCAGTACTGGGTAAGCAACGCCACAAGTGGTGCGTACACACTGACTGTAAAAACGTCAGCAGGCACTGGCGTGGTTGTTGCAACCGGCGCTAGAGGCATATTTTATTGTGATGGCACAAACGTAGTTGATGCAGACACATCAACAATTTCTACGCCGATATCAATTGCTGACGGTGGCACAGGAGCCACAACTGCGGCTGGAGCTCGTATCAATCTAGGGTCAACGGCTACTGGCGATGCCATCTTTATTGCGGCAACTCAGCAAGCTGCTTGGACAGCCCTAGGCATAGCGCCAGCAGGCGTTGTTGTTGGCGGGACGTTCTAAATGCCAGTACCTACCGTAGTCTTAAAGTCCATGCCCGGAATCAAACGGGACGGGACTAAATTTGACGGTGATTTTTACACCGATGGCCAGTGGGTGCGGTTTCAGCGTGGGCTGCCCCGCAAGATTGGCGGCTACAGGTCAATCAACAAATACTTGACTGAAATATCTCGGGGCTTTACCTCGTTTACCCAACAGAGTTTGCAGTATTGCCACTCAGCCGGCCCAACGACAATAGAGCGGTTTACGATTGACAGTAGCAAAAATAGTTCAATCATCAGTAGCCGAACTCCGATTGCGGTTTATGCAACAGGCACGATTACATTGTTGACGGGCGCTGCCGGTTCTGTTGATGCTGTGACTGTCAATGGCGTAACTATCACCTCCGGTTCTGTTGCGTACAGCACTAGCTTAGCCGTTACAGCTACAGCCCTTGCTGCAAACATCACGGCATTTACGTCATCGCCTGACTACACTGCTGTAGCTGTTGGCACCACGGTCACCATTACGGCAACTACGGCAAGTGCGTCTGTGAACGGTTTTGTTGTGGCTGCAACGCTGACCACAATTACGGCCTCAACGACCAATATGACAGGCGGTAGCGCAGCGTTAGTGAGTTCGGTGTACAACAAGTGGATGTTCCAGTACATGTACAGCGCGTCCACAACCGACAATTCAATCATTGCGCACGTATCACCCAATGGCCAATGTGTGTGCAATGATACAGGTGGCCAGATCTTTATTGGTGATGTTTTAACGACCGCCCCGTTAACTGAAATTCTTCTACCTTCCGGGGCTAACGCGACTGGGGGCATCGTATCTCTGCACCCTTACTTGTTCTACTACGGCACAGCAGGGATTGTGGGCTGGTCTGTGCCAGGAAGCCCTACTGATTTATCTGGTGTGGGTTCGGGCATTGCTCGTGTGTGGGGCCAAAAGATTATCAAGGGTATGCCATTAAGGGCGGGCTCAGGCTCTGCCCCTGCTGGTTTGTTCTGGGCTTATGACGCCGTGATCCGCGCAACATTCTCAGGCGGGACTACCGTATTCCAGTTTGACGTGATTGCTACTGACACATCAATAATGTCTGAGGACTGTGTGGTTGACTACGATGGTGTGTTCTTTTGGGCGGGTGTTGATCGATTCTTGATGTTCAACGGTGTTGTCCGTGACGTACCAAACACGCTGAACCAGAACTGGTTCTTCAACAATCTGAACGAGAGCCAGCGCAGCAAAGTGTTTGCTTTCAAGATGCCGTACTACGGCGAGATCTGGTGGTGTTACCCACGGGACGATGCCACAGAGTGTACGCATGCCGTCATCT